TTCAAGAATACACCAAGGGTAACTATCAACTCGTTACCTCTACGCAAGCACCCGTAACCCTCAGACAGACTAACCCTAAGGAGAACCGCTTATGAACCCGACCGACAGAGAAGATTTAGAGTCAATCTTGCATCGCCTGATTGTGGACATTGCCAAGGACAAAGAGGTCTTTTACCGCATGGCAACGAAGGAGTCGTTCGTCAATTTGGTGTGCATGATGAAGCACCTATTCCAATACCAACCCAAGAAGGAGGACTAACAAATGTTAGATAAAAGCAAAGGCAAGTGGATACACGAGAGCAATCGCAACATAAAGCGCATTACTGCGTGGAGTGTCAATGTGGTGTGGAGTGACGGAACTGAGGAAGTCTTGACCGACATACCCGACTATGTAGCCACGGAGGTGGATGCGTGGTTGACTAGAGTTGAAGAAGATAACACCCCCGAGGAGGACTAACAAATGTTAGAAATCACATACACCGACATGTTCTTGTTCGCATGGGCAAGCATCATGACAGGGCTCTACTTCAAGTCAAGGCACGAGGAGCGCATGGTGCGGATTGTGTTCATGCACCTGATAGAGAACAAGGAAGCCCGTGAGCAGATGCTCGAGCAATACGAGAAACAAATGAAGGAGTCCGCATGAACTGGAATCACCGACTGATGAACTGCCCCTCTGAGAACGGGGGTAAGGACTTCTATGTATTCAAGGAAGTCTTTTACGACGACCAAGACCGACCCGACGCATACGGCAATCCGTTCATGGGTGGCGATGACATTGACGAGGTGCGGGAGTTATTGGTGCGCCTGAGTGTAGCCTTGTCGCTACCTGTGTTACATGAAAACGACTTTAAAGGGGACTAACAAATGTTAGAAACGAACCAAGAGCAATGGAAACTAGAGAAATACCAACTCGCACGAGTTATCCAATACGCAGAGTTAGATATAGCCAAGTATCTAAACCGACCCGAGGACTTCATGGTCATTGAGTGGTTGGAGGGGGTGCAACAACAGTTAGCCGACGCCTTACATTTGTTAGATTCGAACCCAATCCCGCTACTTGAGGAGGACGAATGAAGATAGCAGTTTACTTTGAAGCCCCTACGGGTGCGCACATGGTGGCGCAGTTTGACGAGGAGTCAACCTACATGGCGTGCCTACCCGCATTGGAGAAGTTAGCCAAGAGCAATGGATACATTGTTACGGAAAGCATGGACTACGACGACCCAAACCAAATCGAGATAGAAAACCTACGGGCTGAACTCGAATACTTTTATGAGGGAAGAAAATGAGTAATGAAATCGTGGTGCATATAAAGAATGTCTACGGCACGGACAAGGTATACCCTGCGTGTAAGAAGGCACACCTATTCACGGACATTGCAGGCACAACCACGCTCAGACCGAGCGACCTCAAGGCTATACAAGAACTTGGGTATTCCATCCGAGTAACACAACGACATATCGAGGAACTAACAAATGTTAGATAAAGAAGCACAACAAGCCTTGGTTGCCCTAATGGATACCAAGCGAAACCTAGAAGAGCAAGTGCTCAAGGCACTACGCAACCCTGACATGACAACCAAGCAAATCGTAACAACACGCAACAAGTATCTAGAGTTCTTAGAGAAGTTGGAAGCGATTGAGGAACAGCTCGAAGCGCATCAGCATGGGACAGAAGAAGATTGGTTAGCCATGTGGAAAGGACAGGCAGATGAATAATGAAACCATACCCGCATTTCCGATTAAAGAAGCCCCATACAGCGAGACATTTGATGGTATGTCGTTGCGTGATTACTTTGCGGCTAAGGCTATGCAAGGATTTATGGGCAGTTCATGGAATAACAAAACTTTTGAATCGATAGCCACAAAATCCTATCAATTATCAGACGCAATGATGAAAGCGAGGGAGCAATGACTAGGTATTTTGTAACAGGGTGGAGTGCCCGATTCGGGAATTGGCACGCTGAAGTGTTCGAGTGCAAGAGTATGGAGTTTGCGAAGAAGCGATTCCTTGCGAGTTACCCCACGCTCAAGCAGATAAAAGTTTATCCATTGAGGGACTAACAAATGTTAGAAATGAAAAGCGGGGACAACCCCGTATTGTTATGCCAAGACTGCTCGACCCCGTTGTTTCGGTGGTTCTTGTCGAGGGTTGATTGGGTTCGTGTTTTAAAGCAAATGAAAGGTTGATATGGGATACGCAACAGTAATGAATGTGCCAAGTGTTCACACCTACGCACTAGCAAGGAATCTATACAACAGTATTTTGCCCATTCGTGGGCGTTCACCTGAGATTAGACCCTTGGGCAACAGGCGTGATGCCGACTCCTACTGGGTCAAGATGGAGGGGGACGATGTAGTGTTCATGCTATACAAATCCCCCGTGATTACATACAAGCCCGATGGTGGGGTGGTGCTCACACCTGATACATATAGCACAGTATCTACACATCAATTCTTTAACAGAGTTCTTGGTGTAGGGGCTAATGCGTCTAGGCAAGTAACTGTAATCACACTTGGGGACAAACGCTACACGATACGTGGCAAGGACACGCTCACCCTAAAGATGGTGGACGGGAACTGGCAGTGCGTCGAGGGGGCGAAAGCGCAGTTCAGTTGGCATTTGGACAGGCGACAGGCAACAAATGTTAGGACACGCTACAAAGAGTTCAGAACCTACTTCAAAGGTATGGTGAACCTACGCACTGAGGAGATTGTGATGCAGTATTACAACAGCAACATGAGTGGTGTCCGCGTATCCATAACCGAATTGCAAACTGCGTATGGTGTGGAGACTATCGAAAACAAGAACCCATACTTGCACTCACAAAATGACCCCGACAGCATCATTGGGCACATGTCCTACTTGCACGACCTACCGCAAAAGCATTTCAACTATGGCACGCAGAGAGCGAAGGAATATCAGGAAGGTATGGCGCAGTTCATGGAACTAATCAAGAGCGACCAACCCGAGGACACCAAGCACTTGAACTTCTACAAGGGCGCATTGGCGGTGCTGATGAGTGGTGACCGCATCTATCAGCGAGGGCAAGACGATAACACCTACATCGTTAAGTCTAAGCCGATAGTGAAAGCCTTGGACACTGTGCTACTCAAAGCCCATGCCAAGGAGGTATTGGTGCGTAAAGAGTTACCGCTAGGTTCGGTGTCCAAAGGGGCATACGACAGGTGGCTACCTGAGTTCGCCTAACAAATGTTAGGTGTAGGGAATGAGTCCGTCTATATACTTGACAAATACCTCATTTTGTGGTATAATTAAAGTGTTAGGCAGAAAAGTATTTTGTGTTAGTTTTTTCAACCAAATCCTAACAACTGTTAGGTATATCAGAGGAGTTAGATATGTCAGAAGTTAATTTCGGTAAGACCATTACCTTGAAGCAAGCATCAACATTGATTCGCACGAATCCCGATACTGTGTTCTTATTGCGTGGCGAACCTGGGATTGGAAAGTCTTCCCTATTGGAGAGTATTGCTAACGGACTGGGTTATGACTACGCATACATTGATGTGCCCAACCTAGACCTCGGTGATATTGCAATGCCCGTCATTGACCACGATACCAAGACCACTAGGTATTACCCTAATGCACGATTCAAATTGCATGAAGGCAAGCCGTTGGTCATCATGCTAGACGAGTATACGAAAGGCGCAGACCCAGTTAAGAACATGCTTCACCCCATGTTCGAGAAGGCGAATCCCCGACTTGGTGACATTCCTATCCCCAAGAAAGGCGAGAATAAAACAATCGTTTTCCTCACGGGTAATCAATCGACAGACGGGGTGGGTGACTCACTCAAGGCGCACTCTATGAATCGCTTGGTATCTGTAACAATACAAAAGCCCGACGCTGACCAGTGGATTGAATGGGCTATCGGCAAGGGTATCGAGCCCGAGGTGATTGCTTGGGTTAACCGATTCCCTCAGGTATTGGCAAGTTACACCGACGGGGGGCAGTCTGACAACCCCTACATCTACAACCCCAAGAAGCCTATGACTGCGTTCGTATCACCACGCTCACTCGAGACGGCATCCAATATCGTGCGGACACGCAAGGACAACGACTCTGATGCGGTGATTGCGGCTTTGACTGGTGCTATTGGCGAATCAGGTGCACGAGATATGCAAGCGTATATCGAATTCTCCGACCAATTACCAACATGGGAAGCGACTATCAAAGACCCTAAGAATACCAAGATACCTACAAGTGCGGGTGCTTGTGCGATTGTGGTGTTCGGTGCTATCTCTCGTGTGGAGAAGGACACCATTGATGCGTTCATGGAATACCTCGAGCGGTTCGACGCTGAGTGGCAAGCCGTGTTCGCTATCAACATTGCGAAGTCTCAAGCCAAGCAGAGCATTGCGTTCAGTGCCAAGGCGTTCACCGCTTGGGTTGCTAAGAACCAAGACTTACTTTGAGATACCTAACAAATGTTAGCAACAAGCAGAAGTAATGGCACGAGAGCCCAAGGTATGCACAGGTATTGGGTGCAGTGGATAACAGACAAAGACCACATGCAAGTGATTGGTTACTGTGTTCGTGATATGGACAAGTTCGACAAGAACATTGTGTTCAGACACGAGAGCAAGATTGTCTGCGAGAAGATTGCAGGACTACTTAACGAAGGGAGTAGATGATGGGCTATCGAAGCGTAGTTGAAGCCGTGTTCTATACACGCAACGAGGAGGAATACCCTCTACTGAAGTTGTATGTGGAGGAGAACTTCCCTAAGTTTTGGCAGGAGGAGGACATTGATTGTCTTAAGCCTATCAAAGCAAACAATGTGTGGGGGTGTCACTTCATAGCCGACAACGTCAAATGGTATGAGAGTTACCCCGAGATACGGGAGTTCAACGAGTTTGTGGTGAAGTTCAATCAACTCCTTACGGAGAATGAGCGAGCACGACCTACATGGGCGTATGAGTTCGTGCGCCTAGGTGAAGAGACAGAGGATATAGAAGAAGAGCGTTCAGAAAATGCCGATTTCATTTTGAGTGTGTGTAGAGAAATTCAATTATTACCATAGGAGGAACTAACAAATGTTAGAAGAAAGAAGAGTTCAGAAGTCGAAGATTAGTTTGATGCGTAACCCCAAGTTCGCATTGCTATCAGGTATCTTGATGGTTGGTAAGACCAAGGTGGTAGAGAACCTACCTACTGCGTGCACCAATGGTAGAGATGAATCGTATGGTCGCAAGTTCGTCAAGGAACTGCGTGACCAAGAGTTGAACTTTGTGGTGGCGCATGAGAACTATCACAAGATGTATCGACACTTGACTACATGGCGCAAGTTGCATGAGATTGACAACAGGATAGCGAACAGTGCATGTGACTATGTAATCAACATCCAGTTGAAAGACCTAGACCCTAACGAGACAGTCATAGCCATGCCACGCTACCCACAAGGACACAAACTAGGTGGCAAGCCAATGGGCTTAGTTGATGAGCGATTCCGTGGAATGAATGCCAAGGAAGTGTTCGACATACTAATCAAGGAGAAAGGACAAGGCGGTTCTGGTGGTAGCGGTAGTGGTGGTGCGGGTAACCCTAGCGATGGTGACCCTGAGTTTGATGACCACGATTGGGATGGTGCTAAGGAGATGACTGCCGAAGAGCAGAAGGACTTAGCCCGTGAGATTGACCAAGCAATTCGCCAAGGAATCATGGCGCGCAACAAGATTGCGGGAACTGGCAGTGGTGGGTTAGACCGTGAATTGGAAGGATTGCTCGAGCCCAAGGTTAATTGGCGTGAGGTATTGCGTGACTTTGTTAAGTCAACATGCAACGCAAAGGACAAGTCATCATGGCGCAAGGTCAACCGTAGATTCTTGTCTACTGGTGTCTACATGCCTAGCCTCGTTGGTGAGAAGGTAGGTCACTTGGTTATTGCTATCGACACATCAGGTTCGATTGGCGGTGATGAGTTGGGCGAGTTCTTATCCGAGGTTAAGGGTATCGCGGAAGAGGTAAACCCTGAGTGTGTGGACTTACTGTATTGGGATAGCGAAGTGGCGGGGCATGAGACTTACTCAGGTTCTACCGCGTCTGATATTCCTAACTCTACTAAGCCCAAGGGTGGTGGTGGCACAAGCCCGTCTTGCATATCAGAGTATCTCAAAGCGAAGAATATCCAGCCCGAGTGCGTAATCGTCTTGACCGACGGGTATGTAGGCGGTGACTGGGGTAGTGAGTGGACTGCACCTGTGATGTGGTGCATTGTGGGTGGGTATGACGGTGATGCCGACAACGGCAAGACTATTCATATCAACAGTAACTAACAAATGTTAGGTAACAAAGGAGCATTAGATGAATTCAGATTTATTAGATGAGTATTGCAGACTTGAGTATGGGCACACCGACTGGGAAGTGCGGTATGAAAACGGTAACGCATACATCACTATGTATGAAGAGCCAAGGGAAGGCTACGTGCCCGAAGAGGAGGAAGAAGAATGAAGATAGGAGAGATTGGAATTATTAAACTTTTAAGGGAGTAATCATGAGTATTAGTTCATCAGCGTTATTAGTGGAGTTGAACATCAGTGTGTGGCCTGCGTCTAAGTTAGACAGAGAGATAACGGACAAGGTCAATACGGATGCGTCAGCAGTCAGAGGTGCAAGTCAGACCAAGAAGAATCTATTTGCAGGCACTAGCCTACGCAAAGACATATCAGACTTCGCCGCCCGTGTTCGTCTGTATCACAACAAGCATACATTGCCTTGGGCAGATAAGGGCGAGCGTATGTTGCCGACCAAGTTGTTCATGGAATACAAGCAGACCATGAATGGGTTCGAGCAGACATTCAACATGATGTGCACCAACTTCTTTGTTGAGTATCCGCGCTTAGTTGCAGAAGCACCTACTAACCTAGGCACTATGTATAAAGCAGAGGACTACCCCGACATAACAGATGTTAGGTTGAAGTTCGGATTCAGACGCACAGTCAAGCCCGTGCCTGAGGCGGGCGACTTCCGCTTGGACATACCTGCGTATGACTTGGATGAGATGCGAGCCGAGTTCGAGAAGCAACACGAGACTAAGTTAGCCGAGGCTATGCGTGAGCCGTGGGAGCGTCTGCATAAGACGCTAGTGGGAATGTCGGAGAAGTTGACTGATATTGAGGGTGATGACTCCAAGAAGCGTTACCACGACACACTTATCTCTAACCCCATAGAGTTGTGTGGACTGCTAACTAAACTGAATGTGACCAACGACCCCAAGTTGGAGGAAGCACGACGTCAGTTGGAGTTGACTATGTTAGGTGCGGACATCGAGCGTATCAAAGAAGATGCAGACTCACGAAGCGCATTGAAGTCCAAGGTAGATGCTATCTTGGGTAAGTTCGATTGGTAATAGGTAACAAATGTTAGGAGTATCAGATGAGTGAATCACAGGCAGTTAGTATGAATTTGTTTTCATTGAGTAATGTAGAGTTACACCCCGACGTGTCTAAGAAGTTGGGTCAGGAGTCGATAGGTCAACCGCCTATTGATATGTGCAGACTGGTAATGAACTTAGCGATGGCGAATCCATTGTGGCGGTTCATTGTTACCGATACCCAAGGAGACCATAAACCCGTAGGGTTCAGTGTGGTTGATAGCGGTGAGACCATTGGCAAGATTAGCCGACAGTATTACCGAGGTGACTACAAACTCTCGCTTACTAACGACCGTATTAGTAGTAAGAGAGAACGCACAGAGTCATACCGCACATCAGATGTGGACAAGGCGGTGCTCATGGCGAAGAAGATGTTCTTTCGTCTCAAGCCCAACGAGCGTATAGATAAAGCGTATGACAAGGCGAAGCAAGTAATGCAAAACCAACAGTATGACAAGCAAAGAGAGTTCCGTCACTACGAGCGGGAGACCATGAACCATGCAACTGAGTTCGCAATGGGAAGTGGCTTTCACTTTTTCTTAGCGTATGTAAACGGACTACCTGAACATGAGAAGAAACCCATACTCAAGAAGATGGAACAGGCCAAGAAGTTCAAAGATGACATGATGACTATTGAATCAATCCGTGACAGGTTTGGTGATAACAAAGCAGCACTTATCATCAAAGATGAGGGTAAATACTTGGTAAAGATTGGACAAGATGTGCAAGTCTATGACGATAATACGCTTCCCGTAGAGATGCGAGGAAAGTTAGGCATGTTGAAGTTAGTTGAAGCCGAGCACTTTGTATCGGATATAGGGTGTCGTATCAATGATGAAATCTTTGTAGTCTTAACAGAAGGGAACTAACAAATGTTAGATAACAACCACACAACAGAAATCTACGCTCGAACTCTTAGGAGAACTGAGACATACCTAACAGTTGAGGGCCCGTA